CTTCCGGTTGATCGAGTTGTTTTGCAGTCTTGACGATCAGCTGCATCTCTTCTGTGACGATTTCTATATCGTCTGATGAGTAGCCCGCAAGTGCAATTTGAATCACCCAGTTATCGTCCTTACGGATGATGTTGACTGGTGGATAGTTACCGACAAAACGTCTCACTTCAGTTGAGCGAGCGTGTTCGATTTGATTTACGATACGTTGGAAGTCGAGCATGAATAGCCCAGCGATGTCATTAGTAGTCATTATGTTCTCCTGTTAAGCAAGTATGACTTGTATGGACCCAAATAGGCATCCATAATCGTATATATTAGAGATCGTCGAGGGTGGCGCAATTTTTCACTAAATAGTTGACAATTGCACCGTACTACTGATGACTTCACAACCGTTTTTTGATGCTCCTGGTGGAATTCGCCGGGAAGGTAATGACCAAACCCTAACCTTTACCCGAACATCGCCGACGACTGGCACAGTATGTTGGGCACCAGTTTCGACTAACTGCACCCCAAGTGGCAACTATACAGGTGGCGTACTCGTTGGTAGCACATCAGCCATCGGACAATCAGAAAAGCCAAGCGACGGAACGTGTTGCTATACTGGTGACCCTACGTTATCTCAACAACTTTTTGCTGGAGATGTACTCGGTAATGCAAAAGTGCTATGGAGTAGTAACACCGATGCCCAAACTGGATGCATCGACGTTACTGGGCTGGATGGGAATTGCTCAGCATACTACTTCGCATTTTTCGCCATCGATAACGTTTGTCGGTACAACCAAGACGGTATTTTTAGCTACTCCCAAGCACTATCCACCACCATCGTAGATTGCACTCAAGGTCACCAATGTCTACAGGCAAATGGCGCACGTCCGACGGATCAATTGAACCTACTAACACCTGGTGGCGATGGGATCGATCCAGCCACTAAAATGTATGCTGTTACGTTAAATCTAGATGGTAGCCGGTACGACATTGTGCTCAGAGGTTCTTATCTAACGACGTATCAATCACTTGTTGATGAATTTTCAACTGCTTGGCAGCGAGTGGGTTCCCAATTGATCGAAACTCCGCACCCACCGCACTATGGCGAATTTGTGTTTGCTAACGGAATATGGACGCAATTTGATGGAATCGTCGCTCGCCAAGTATTTCCATTATTCAGTAGCACCGATCCGCTTTCAGCAAGTGTAGGCGCGGTGTGGTTGAATACTATCGATAACTCACTCAACGTCTGGGACGGTATTAATTGGAATGCTGCCTCCCCAGCTATTAAATTTCCACAAGATCCGTCAATCGTCGCTTGTGACCAATATTGGTTCGACGGGCAGGTTGCCAACCAATTTGACGGAGTAACGTGGATCGCTCAACCTACGTATACTCAGTTAACTGATCCGGCGAGCGCACCAGTCTTAACTTGCAGCTCGTTTTGGATCAATGATCAAAACTTCAGTCGCTGGAATGACACATCATTTGCTTGGAATCTAGTACAAGTGACACAATTTGCTGTTGATCCTATGAATGTGCCAAACGGAACATACTGGTTCAACCCACTCAACCTATCTCTCCAACTTTGGAACGGCCTAGTGTGGGTCGGTCAAGTATTTGTTAATAGCACCGTACAACCTAACGAACCTCTTGCTAATGCACTGTGGTTCAATGGAGCTGCGAATACGCTTGCCAAATATAATGGACTAACCTCATTGTGGGATACACTCTCGGTTACAGTGCATTTCAAACCAGTCAATAATATCCATATCGGAGAATTGTGGTTCAATACCACAATTTTCGCACTATCTGAATACACAGCAACTGGTTGGGTAGATGTTATGGCAGCGACGGTCACCTCGACGACCAATCCGGCACTACCACCAATTATGACAGAGGGTACAATGTGGAAAAACACCACATCTGGCATTTGGTTTACTCGAAGTGGTACCAAGTGGAGTGGCGTCAATGTGGTTGATAGTGCAGTGGATCCGAGATCGTTAGTTACTGGATATTGGTACAACCCAGCTACAACTTCGTGGTATCAACGCGCTGGCGCTATGTGGATACTAGTAGTTCCAGATTTCAGTACAGCATACTCCCCGACGACCGCTCAGCTTGGTTCTACGTGGTGGGATGGTACTCAACTCTGTCAACAGACTACAGTAGTTGCAGTTCCTTTTTCCTCTCCGTCTAGTCCAATCTCCAGTTGGACTGTAGTTCCATTTTCGACCACCCCAGTCTCTATATTAGTAGGTCAACGTTGGTTAAATACGACGTCTAATGTAGTTTCTCAGTGGTCAGGCAGCGCTTGGGTGGAGCAAGTTGCTCCGTATACAGTCGCATTTAACGCGAAAAATGACATTTTGCTAACCTCCACGACGTGTGGAGAACCCTCGTCGATTGAGTTGATCAATGCTCCAGTAATATTCTCCCTACTCCGGTTGATCCCGTCGCACCCTGTGCCAGGACTAGACGGCAAATCAGGAACGCCAATGTATTTGGAAGTCGGCGTCGGCACGGATGGCAGCGTAGACGAACGTCGTTCAGTAATTGACAATCTGTACACTAGACTTGGTCACCCGATCGTTAACGTTGAGCTAACCCGTAGTCAGATGGACTTAGCTGTGCAAAAGGGATTGGATTACATTCGTCGAGACAGTGGGGCTGGATACAGTCGTGGATATTTCTTCCTTGACCTGCACGCAGGTCAGCAGCACTATACACTAACAAGCAAAACTGTCGGATTCAATAAAATTGTGGATGTGTTGTACTTGTACAGACCACGCGGCGGTTTCCTAAATTCGACATTCGGTGGGGAAATTTACGGACAACAAATGTTACAGCAGTTGTACGTGTCTGGTACGTTCGATATCTTAACGTATCATTTACTTGCTAGTTATCAAAACGTCGTTGCAAAAATGTTTGCATCTGAACTGCAGTATCAGTGGAGCGAGCGAACCCGAGTTCTTGCGATTATGCGTAAAATTGGCCGTAAGGAACGTATTCTTGTGGATGCAGTAATCGAACGTACTGAACAAGACTTGTTCACAGACCGCATTACGAAAAACTGGGTTGAAAACTGGGCATTAACAGAAGCAAAAATTATGCTCGGTGAAATGCGCGGTAAGTATACGAGTCTGCCGGGTGCAGGCGGAGCAATCTCAATGAATGGGGAATCCCTCAAAACCGAAGCACTAGCCTCGCAGGCTCTGTTAAAAACAGAGTTGGAAGACTTTCTCGCGTCTGATGTCGAAACGTGGGGCATTGGTGCAAGTATCACCAAAGGATAATCAATGAGTATTTTTCTCGATCCGTCTATTGTCCCACAATCCCCACTTGCTCCGGAAGTCCGCCTGCTTTTCCCTAATACGGATAAGTTTCTTGATCGAAACACCTGCCCGGATGTATGCGAGACTGGGGATTGCGCACCTCTCGCGTACCTCGCTCCGCTTCCTTCGACGCAAGGGCCTGGCTGCATCATCATTCAGCCGAATGGGTCAGTTGTCACCCCAACTCCCTCTGTAAAAATCCCAGCTGCTGGTCAATTAACTAACCGTTTAGCTGATAACAGTTATATCAACACAATTGCTCTCAATCAACTTGATATGGGCGGAGCAAACGCGTGCGTATTCAAGCTACTTGGAGTGCATCAACAAGGTACCTTAATCGACGCAGCTGGATTTGGCACCGCAATCGCAAGTGACTTTGTTCCGGATTTCCCGCCAAGTAACGCATTCGATCGATTCGCAACTCATTGGGTTAGTGATACGGCCGGTACAGGATTAATGCAATCGTGGGTGGGGTACGATTTCGGGGTAGTTAAGCGTCCTAACGGTCTCCAACAATATTCAAACGAGGCGGACGCAGAAGCTCGTAAGCACATTACTAGCATTGCGATTAAACAAGCTGGAACGATGCAAAACTGGGTATATCGTGCTCGAGTGGAACGCAGTGACGACGGAATCCGTTGGTTTGGAGTTGATGTTATCACAATTCCACAAACGACAGACCGCAGCATCATTGCAGTCAAGATGAGTGTACCATCCCGAATGTGGAGATTGCATCCGATCTCTAGTGGCAACGACCGCTGGATTGTTGACACCCTAGAGTTGTTTGAATTTGTACAGACTGACATTGCTAACATTCAGGAGAGTCCTTTATTTCAAGAAAACCGTGACCGTTCGTACTGTGTAAATCCGGTTAAGATGAAGATATTTTATGATCTGATTGACATCAACACTGAGTTAGCGCGGTTCGGAATTGACTTACCGTCTGCAACCCTATCCATGACGACGCACTTCGGCGAGACACTTCGGTTGCTTGGTCGAGGGTTTGTGATTGGGGATGTTGTTGAAATACCAAGTGAATTGCAGTTTACTCCTGACATGAAAATAGTACGGAAGTACGTTGAGGTAAGTGACGTTAGTTGGTCGACAAGGGGTTACACACCTGGTTGGACGCCGTTGTTCCAACGAATTACCGCCCGCCCGATGCTTGCTAAACAAGAGACGTTGGACATCATTGGTTCGCTAGAGCCGAATATTGGTGCTGACGGAGACGGATTCAACTCAATGAACACAGTGTTCTCTACCGGCCCGTTTCAAGCAAATGAAAATATCCAGATTGCTGCGGATAGCATGACCCAACAACTAGGGATTGATGAACAGGTTGTTGCAAATATCGGAGAGTTACCCCAACAACAGATTGAGGTAGCTGCATCGATTGGAGTGAATCTTGCTAAACTTACTACCAACTACAACACAAGTGACGCTACCCGTACTGGAATGCCACCAGCCGGTACAAAGCCAGCTATGTTTACCACATCGGACGAAACTGCTGGGTGGCCTGAGAACCCGAAAAACAATCAGTACCATCGGGTGACGTACGAGAGTCATACCACGGAGCAAATTCCTCCACGTCTGTACAAGTATAGTAAGGCTAAGAATCGCTGGGTGTATCTCGAAACTGATGAACGCTGGGCACAGCAAGCTAACAAGACGGCCCTGAAGTCATATTTAGTGGACGTTGATAGTAAACCAATTGAGGACATCTAATGAGATCACAACCATATTTTTATTCGCATCAAATCGAACGGTACTTGATTCAGTTCACCAATATATTTTCCGGATTTGGTGTTAAAGTAGGATTAGGCGCACGCGAACAACAGATCACGGTCCCGGTGATGTACGGTAGCATCGATAAAGTTGTAGCATCTATCCAAGCTGGCAATACTCAGAACAAACCAGTGCGCTTGCCTGTAATCTCAGCATTTATGACCGGAATTGAACTCGCTCCTGATTTATACAAAGGTGTCGGACAGGAAGAACGTAGCTCGTATCTACCAAGTGGTGGACTACTACCGGATGACATTAAGGTTATTCATCGGTACATGCCCATTCCGTACCGAGTGACTGCGGATGTTTACGTATTTGTTAGCAATCAGCAGCAACAGTTGGAGTTACTGGAGCAGTTACTGATTTTATTCGATCCTACGTTACTGATACAAACAAACGACAGTAAGTTCGATTGGACTAAGTTGTCATACGTTGAATTAAAAAGCATCACATTAGAAGAGACGATCCCTGCTGGATCTGAACCACGTAATATTCTCGCCAGATTGTCATTTAGCTTTCCAGTGTGGCTAACGCCTCCTGCAAAGTTAAAGGCTGACTTTGTTGAAAAAATATACGTTCGTGTTGGGATTGCAGACGAAATGGATCCGAACACTATTGTAGAATTCTTTGACGGAGTTCCGCTTGATTATACGAAGGTAGCAGACGCTACTGAATTTTTCACCCCGACTTCTGTGTGAACACACTGCTTGGAGCAGTAGGTATTATATCGGTTTTTGTGTAGATTGAACGTAACGAACTTGGTGCACTTTCGGCACCCTGTTGGTTCGTCCTTCCCATTCAGTAAGCAGTAGATTTGCTCCCGCACTCCTCCGTCGCACCAATCATATAGGTCTTGGAAATGTTGCCATGTCGATCGGTGAATTTGTGCATATAACTCCCAGTGTGGGTTGAGCGTATACTTGCCGTGTTTGAGTACAAGTATTTTACTGCTTACTAATTTCCCTTGCATGTTGGTACGAAAGCGGATGTAATCCTGTATTTAGGGATAAGTACGGTAGTACATTAAAAGGATCCATTATGGCATCACTAGTTTCCCCAGGCGTAACAACTCAATTAACCGACCAGTCGTTATTCGTTCCAAGCGTAGCGGATACCGTTCCGTTGTTTTTTATCGCCACTCAACAAAGCAAAAAGCAAACGGACGGCATTACAACAGCTCTAGGTACAACAGAAAGCAACGTCGTTCGTACAATCACTTCATTGCAAGATAGTCTGACCCAGTACGGCATTCCATCGTTCCTTACAGCAACCTCTGGCGCAGCGCTACACGGTGATGCTCGTAATGAAGTTGGTCTGTTCACGTTAAATCGCTTCCTAGGAATCGGTAGCCTTGCGTATGTCGTTCGTGCTAATGTTAATTTGAGCGATGACTATACAGCCACGTCAACGTCTTGGACAGCTAAATCATCCGCCGCTGCTGCTGAACTCCAATCATTGATTTCAGCATATCTCAACGCATATAACATGCAAAATGGTTACTTACCAACAGATCCGTTGTTTAAGATTACAGTTACGAACGTGGAATTGACTACGTTCATTAACCAAGTGATGTCGTCGATTTTTGCCGAAAACACATTCAGTAAAACCGAGGCTGACTTTTATCTAAACCGTTGGATGGCGGGCATTAGCGCAGCAGGCTCTCAAACTATCAGCTTCAGTGGTGCTGCAAGTTCAACTTCGGCAACTGGACTGGCTAATGATGCCACAGCATATACTGCAGTTATCGTTGTCGATGGCGTAGCCAAACCAGTGGTGGTAAGCGGATCAGCTGCTCAGACGATCGGAAACTTACTTGTTCAAATAAATGCCAAACTTGGTGGAACTGCAATTGCTTCGTTGACAGGCGGTAACATAGTAATTACATCAGCAACTGTTGGTTCAAACTCCTCAGTTCTAGTGATCGACACTAACTTGTTCACTTCTGTAATTGGTTACCGTTCCTTATTGTTAGCCATTCCAGGCGCAAGCGCAATTTCGCCACTAAACGTGTATGCGAATGGCTTCAATCAGCCATCTACTAGTGAATATCTAGGCATGAAGGGCGTGATCGCAGTTTGGTCGAATGCTCTCGCATCAGGCGGCGGGGCAAGCGCAAATCCATACGAGTGGACAGCAATTGAAGCTTCACAAACGTTGCTAAATGCTACTGATGATTTCGTCGTGACAGCTGAGTTCTCCAATGAGACTAGTCTAGGCGCTGCTGATGCTGAAAAACGTCAATCGATTGTCACCGCACTCCAAGCTATTATTAACAGCAACACAGAAGTTCGCTCTGAATTGTATGAGTATAACCTAGTTGTTTGTCCAGGTTTTGCTGAAGTTGTGGACGACTTGTTGACTCTAGTTGAAGATATTGGCGAAGAAGCGTTCGTAATTGGTGACGTTCCTTATCAACTAACTCCAGAAGCAGCTGCCAATTGGGCTGTTGCTCCTGCGTCTGCTGCAGATAGTCGCCGCGTTAACCGCAATGTCGCTTACTACTATCCACACGCAATCGCATCGAATGTTGATGGTAATGACGTGTTCGTCCCTGCATCGGCAATTGCCTTGCGTACCTACGCTTATAGTGACACCCAGAGTGAAGTTTGGTTTGCACCTGCTGGTGTTACTCGTGGTACCGTTACAGGAATCTCACGAGTTGGCTATATCAGTGGCATTCTAGGTCAACCTACCTCCTTTGTGGATGTTGCACTAAACAAGGGCCAACGTGACGCATTGTATCAGTATTTCAGCAACATCAACCCAATTGCTAATCTACCAGGCCGTGGCATTCTTGTATTTGGTCAAAAGACCTCACAAAATGTTGCTAGCGCACTTGAC